GGATGCGGGCACCGTTCGGTCCCGCTGTTGAGCATGTCGTGTTGCAGATGACGTGAGCCATTGGGCTTCTCCTGTGGGCAGTTGGTGGGCAGGTGCCGGAGCCACCACAACTGCCCCAATGCGGTGGCTCCGGCGATCGGATTTGTGGCGAGCCTAACAGATCGAGCTCGTCGAGCTGCTCCAAGTGGGCGTCAACCTCGGGCAACTACCGGCAACTACCGGCAAGTAGGTGCAACTAGGCCGAAAACGGCGAAAGCCACCCTCCGCTCCGAGGGTGGCTCTCGCTTTTCGCATCCCACCGGCTGGTGGGAGTCGGTCACTGGTTCTGCAAGAGGCGGAAACCGAGGTCGTTGACCGAGTCGAAGCCGTGGCGGGCGTAGGCAAACCAGCCACGCTGCCCCGACGGACGGTTGTTGCCGGTAGCGAACAGGTGCGGGATGAGCTCGACGCTCATACCGGCCCGCTGCGCCACGACGAAGTTGCTGAAGTCACCCACAACGAGGATGTTCGCAGCTCCGGTCGTGCCGGTGAACTCGGGGGCGTAATCCGTGGTGCGGATCGGACGCCCGAACAGGGTGCCGATGCCACCAGCAGCGAGATCGACCGTGTAGTACGCCTGGGCGGAGCCGTCAGCGAACGACCTAACCTCGTTTTCGACATCGACGTTCATCAGCCAGGTGGCGTTGCCACGGTAACGCTCAGGCAGCGACTTCCACACCTTGAGCACGTCGGGAGCGGAGAACGCTCCGTCGGTGCCGACCACGACCTCGACGTTCGTGTTGGCGTCGAGGGCGGTGAAGATACCGGTGGGGCTGCTGGAGCCGGAGCCGGTGATCGTCTGCGAGGCGACGAGGTCGATGTACCCCTGGTCGAGGAGGCGACGCATCTCCGCAGCAAAGGCGGGGTAGTCGGAGCCAACCTCGATCGAGTAGGGGATGAAGCCTCGGGCGGTGTAGACGGGGATCGTCGGCTGCGCCAGGGTCGGGCTGTCGTCGGACACCTCGGTGCCCTCACCGTCGTACGACCAGGACATGCCCTCGCTCGAGACACCCTTCCACTCGTCGGTGGTGATGGTGACGACTCGGGCGAGGTCGAGCACCGGAGCAGCAGCAGCACCGCTGGTCAGGATGATCGACGGGTCAATGAGGACGGGGATACCGAAGCCACCGTCAGCACCGGTGCCCTCGTTCATCGCACGGTACTCGTCGAGCGCACGAGCCTCGTCAGCGGTGAACGCAGGAGCGGTCTGGGTGACACCCTTCATAAAGGCCGACCGGTAGGCGTCGGTCTCGGTGAGCAGCATCCGCTTGGCGATCTGCGTACCGTCGCAGTTGCCGTTGCGGGTGCGGAGGAGCATGTCAACGTGGTCACCGTTGCGGGCAGCGAGGTTGCTGCCCTCGAGGACGGCGAGCGCAGCGTCACGGATCTGCGACCGGCTGGCGGTGGCGACGTTAAGCTCGGTCTCGGTGCGCTGCATGATCTGCGGGGCGTCGTAACCGGCAGCCCGCTCGACAACCTTCTCACGGGCAGCAGCGACACGGGCGTCACGGGCCTCGATGGTCTCGAGCTCGGCGGTGCGAGCCTCATGCTGTTCGAGGGTGGCGTCGAGCTCGACGTTCTCCTCTTCGGTGATGTCGTCCTTCTCGGACAGCTCGACGATGCGGGAGCGGAGCTCCTCGATCTGTGAGCGAAGTTCATCCTTCTTCATTCGGAATTCTCCATTCTTTGGATGCCTGCCAGCCGGAGGCGGGCGAGGCGTTGAGTTCGTGTTGGGAGTGAGACGTGACGTTCTGTCGGGGTCTCGCTGTCCGTCGAGTGGAGCGAATCCGGATCGGCGGTGGTTTCGGTTTCGGCGAGCGACTCGAGGTCGGTGCCTGCGGTTAAGAGTAACGCAATTTCGTTACGCACTTCGGCATCTTGGAGTGCGGTGAGTGCTGCTCGGCTTCGCACTCCGACGCTGGTCTGTTCGTAGGCGGGAAAGACGACGGGTCCGACTTCGTACAGTTCGACTTCTCGGATGGTGCGCTCTTCCATGCCGTCGTCGGCTCGTGCCCAGTCCTCGTCGATGATTCGGAATCGGAATGACATGCCGGTGATGCCTCCGTCTCGGATGGCGTCTCGGACGGGTTGGACGAGCCAGTTGTCGGAGAGGCGGGCTTTGACTCGGAGTCCGTGGGCGTCCTCGTGGAGGTTGGTGATGCGTCCGAGTGGGATGGAGCCGATCAGCGGGTGGGAGCCGTGGTCGAATTGGAGGATGGGCATCCGCATGCCGAGGGTGCGTTTGAACGCTCCGGCTGTGATCCGTTCACGGTATTCACCGTAGTTGTCCTCGATCATCGTCCATTGGTCGAACACCGCTCCATATCCATCGAGGGTGAGTCCGTCGTCGTTCTGTTCGACTTGGAAGTCGATTTGGCGGACGATGTTGTCGGTGCTTCGGGTGATCGTGGCGGTCATGTCGCTGCCTCGCTCCTCTTCGCTGTGTTCTGTTTCGTTGTTCGGCATGGTCAGGTTCCTGGTGGCTGAAGTTGGACGGACAGCGAGCCGGTGTGACGGAGCAGGCTCATGTCTCCGGTGGTGACGGCGTCGACGACGCTTTCGGGGTCGAAGCCTCCGTCCACCAACTGGCGCATTGTTGCGGCGTCTTTGGCTCGGATGTCTGCGGCGTCGAGTACGTCCTCTTGCAGGAACGGTACGTCTCGGTCGTCGTACCAGAGGCGGACGGTCGGGTCGGGAAGGTCGAGAAGTGTTTGGAGGGCTCCGGCTGCGCTGCGCCATAGCGGTCGGATGGTGCCGTCTGCGAAGCGTCGGCGGGCTGCACCGTAGTTGCCTGAGTTGAGTGCGGAACCGGCGAGTCCTTCGCTGATGCCGAGGTAGGAGGCGGGCACTCCGGCTGCTGCTGCGATTCTGGTTTCGCCTGCCCCCTGGACGGCTTTGAGGTTGAGCTGATCGAAGTTCGCTCCGACGACTTTCACGTCGGCTCCGCCTCCGAGGTACAGCGTCTTGAACGCCTGGTTCACGCCTTTGTGTGTGGCGTCGAGTCGGCTGACGAATGTTTCGAACGCTTCCTTTGTGATTTGCGGGTCGAAGGAGACGACAAGGTTGGGGGTGGCTGCGTTCCGCATGAACGAGTGTTTGTAGGTGGACAGCTCGTTGTCGGCTTGCAGGTCGGACATGACGGTGGTAAGCCAGGTGCGTCCTCGGAAGTCGTGGTCGGGGTCGGGCAGCGGTTTGAAGTGGCAAACCTCGTCCGGTGTGAACATGGCGACTTCCTGATTGTTGTCGTCGACGACGGCGTAGCCGACGAGGTGTCGTCCCCACGGTTTGCCGGTGGTGTCGTCGGTAACGTCTCCGGTGAGCACCATCACTCGGTTCGGTTCGAGACGCATGAGGTGCGCCCCTGTCCGGTCGGGCATCTTCACCCAGTATGAGTTGCCGTACAGGTCGGCGTCGACGAGCATGCGTGCGAGGAGGTCACCGGTGGTGGCGTTTGTCCACGGCTGCTCGAGCAGGGCGAGCTCTTGGTTTCCGAACAGTCTGCCTGGTCGCCCATCTTGGAACGGTTGCCACAGGAAGCGGGCTTCGGAGAACACGAGCATGCGTGCGTGGATTGCTGCTGCGACGATCGGGTTGCGTTGCCCCTGGAGGGCGGTGAGCTCTTCGGGTGATGTGACCGGTGCGATGTAGCGATGTCCGGCGTAAGCGAAGTCCTCGAACAGTCGGAGGTAGTCGTTCCACGAATACCCGTAGGATCGTGCTTCGCTCTTGCCGAACAAATTTGCTAATGCCATTAGTCACGCTCCATCGAGATGCCGAGCAGCACCGCTCCGATCCCCGCTGTGACGAATCCTGCTGCGGGGTGTACGAATCCAGCACCTATTGTTGTTGAGACTAGTCCGCCGATTTGTAGTGCGGTTGCTAGGGTGCGTCTGCTCATCTCGCTTCTCACTCGAATGCTGCCCAGGGCTCGATGGTGGGTTCGGTTACTGGTAGTCGGGATGCTCGGTCAAGAGCCATCACTAAGGCTATCGCAGCGTCGATCTTCCGTTTCGCTTTACCCTTCGACAGTCGCCATCCTTCGCTTGTTTGTCGTGGAGCTGCGGACAGCACTTGGTCGCTGAACACCGGTGAGCCTGCGTGCTCGAGTTTGCCTGCACAAATGATTTCGTAGGCTCTTTGGCAGGCGGGCACCATCCGTTGCGAGGATTGCGGGAACTCGACCATCCGCATGCCGTCGTCGAGAAGTGTTTGGGCGGACCGTTCGAAGAACGCTGGGTCGTATGCCATTTCGACGCAGTCGTATTGCTGGTGGAGTTCTCGGAGGTGTTGTTCGATAGAGGCGACGTCGATCGTGTTGCCGTCCGGTAGCCAGATGTTGGCGTCTGCGACGAACCGGTCGTCGTCGAGTTTCTGGACGGCGACGATGGCGATCGAGTCGTGTTTGAGTGCCATGTCGATCCCGACCCATGTTTCGGCTCCGTCCTCGAGCTTGCTGTTCGGGTTGGCGCATGTGTCCCAGGTGCCGACCGGTAGCCACGATTCAGTGGTGCGAGTCCATTGGTTCAGCCGGTATCGACGGAAGGCGAGCTCCTGGGTTTGGCGTGCTGCGACTTCCAAATCTTCGATGTCGAGGAGCTCTTCGTAAAGGTTTGGGTTTGCTGCGTGCCATGCGACGGGGTCGTGCAGTTCGCAGTTCTCTTCCGATTCCCACCAGAAGAATCCGAACGTGGGGTCATCGAGCTCGCCGGATGCGACTCGGGTGCCGTACTGGTATAGCTCTCCGCACAGGCTGTCTCGGTCGTGTCCGGCGGTGGTGATGCCGACGACGAGCGGGTCAACTCTTGCGCCGGAGCCGAGCGTGAGCGCATCCCACAAGTCGTGGTTCGGTTGGACGTGAACCTCGTCGAAGATGACGAGCGACGGGTTGAGTCCTTGTTGCAGTCGGGCGTCTGCTGACAGCACTCGGAACACGCTTCCGGTCGGTTTGTATTCGATGGCGTCTCGGTACACCTTGCAATGTTCTGCGATCTCGGGTGCGTTCTGAATCTGCCATTTCGCTTCGCCGAACACGATGCGTGCCTGCTGCCGGTCACCGGCTGCGGCGTACACCTCTGCCTGCTCGAGTGATTCGGTGAGCTGGTAGAGGGCGAGGCTGGAGCCGAGCAACGATTTGCCGTTCTTGCGGGCGAGTCCGATGAGGGCTCGCCGGTAGCGGAGCCGTCCATCGGGGCGTCGTTCAAGGAGGCAGTCGAGCAGCCAGCGTTGCCACGGGGTGAACGCTAACGGTGATCCGGCTTGCGGTCCTTTGGCGACATGCAGCAGCGTTTCGGCGTAGTCGGCGACGAACTCTCCGTCGGTTTCATCGTTGCGGGGCATGGTCGCCCATCGTGGAAGCCACGGTGGTTCAGCCGGTGTCGTTGCGCTGGGCACGGCGTCGTCGCACCTCCTCCAAAGCGGATTGTGCTTTCACCTCTGCTACCCCGAGCCGTGTCCGGTCGACCGGCGAGAAACCGAGCATGGCGAGGTTCGCTGCGATCTCTTTGTCGAGAGCTCGGAGACCGGCACGGTCACGCCAGTCGGATTTCTGAAGAACGTTCATTCGGAGGATTTGTCGTTCGTCGAGCTGTTCGCAGGTGAGCAGCAGCAGCTCGCTGTCGGTGTCGGCAAGCCATGCCCGTCCGCTACGCCACGCACGTTCCCACAGTTGCCGTCCGGTGCTGGACAGCGGGCGTGCCGGTTCCGGTGCCTGATCGATGGAAGGCAGCAGCTCGACGACAGCGGTGTCCGGCAGTTTGCGTCCGCCTGGATTACCGGTGCGTCGCTTGAGCTCGGTTGGTTTCGGTGGTCGTCCGGTTTGTTTCGGCATCAGTCATCTCCCAAGAAGTCATGTTCGTTGCCGGTGGCTGCTGCGATCGGTTTGATGCCGGTGAGCTTCTGGAAGCGAGCACAGATCACATCGCAGTAGTGTTCGTCGAGTTCGACGGTGTGGCAGATGCGTCGGCTTTGGTGTGCTGCGATCAGCGTTGAGCCTGATCCGCCGAACGGGTCGAGGATGATGTTGCCTGCTCTCGTGTTGTTCATCGTGAGTCGGACGATCAGCTCGATCGGTTTCATCGTCGGATGTTCAGCGTTCTGCTTCGGACGGTCCTGCCGGATGATCGTCGTCGTGCTCCGCATGTCCTCAACCAGTTTGATCAGCTCGTCCTTCTTGAGCTCGTTGAGGTCGACGTGATCTTCGAGGACGGTGGATTGGTTAAACGGTCCGAACCAGTCGTGCGCTGCTCCTGCCTTCCATCCGTACAGGATCGGTTCGTGCTGCCAGTTGTAATCCTGTCGGCTCAACACGAACCGGTCCTTCACCCAGATCAGCACTTGCTTCAGCAGGAACCCGCTTTCATGGAATGCGTTGCGGAATGCGTTCCCGCTGCCATCGGCATGGCAGACGTAGATCGCTCCTCCGGCTTTCAGCACCGTTTGCATGGCGGTGAACGAATCGAGGAGGAACTGGTGGAAGGCGTCGTCGCTCATGTCGTCGTTAGCGATCGTCATCTTCTCGGCGGTTCCACCCTCGTAGGCGACGTTGTATGGCGGGTCGGTGAAGATGCAGTCGGCGGTGGTGCCTGACATGAGCTTGTCGAGATCGCTGGTGCTGGTGGCGTCACCGCACAGCAGCCGGTGTGGGCCGAGCAGCCAGATGTCGCCTTTGACCGTGACCGACGGCGGGTTGACCGGTACGTCGTCGAC